AAGGTTATATAAAAAATAATATTCAATGGGTAGTTCAGGCAGTTAACCTTGCTAAACAGGCTTATTTTCATGATCAATTTCTATTATTAATTAAAGATATCTATGAGCACACCCTTAAATGTCACAAGGATTGACTTTTCTTCAAATCTTACATATACTGGGGCTAAGATGGCTGACTCTAACGACATTATTAAAAATGAAAAACGATCCAGTTCTGGGGGATATACTATTCCCGAGAGATCGGCCCACCTAGCCCACGGCATTGAATGGCTACTGAAGATGGGATTTCTAGATTCTCCAGATGCTCAAACAGCTCTAACAGCCAATATCTATGCAGTTTCAGAAAAGATAGAAGAAGTATCTCTAGTAGCAGATACAGAGCGGCAGAAACTTTTGGTACACCTAAAATTGCGTCCCCCTCAATTTCATAATAAGATTTTATCTTTCGTAAAGAAGTGTCTATTCATCAAGTCTACTGAGTTAACTCCCCAGGATATAGCGGAGTTGGTCTTGGAAAGACTTATGCAAGTTCTATCTGAATATGAAATTCGGGTAACCTTCGATGAAGAAATCTATCAAAAATCTAGAATATTAGCCGAGAAGATCTCTAAGATGAGGGTTGATGGAAGACCCCGAGGCGGCGGTAAATCATGATTACTCTTATCTTCGGAACTTTCTTAATTGGACAGATCCCCGTGTCTGACTGGTCTGCGGCCCTCTATGTTACGCATAAGCTACAGCCCGGCCTATCCGAGCAAGAAGTTGAAGAGTTTGTATCTTCTTTGCTAGCTCAATCCAACGATGTGGGTATGTCTTGGACTAAGATGATGGCTTTGTTCTTTCAAGAATCTTCTTTCCAGTTAGATCCAAAGAATTGTATGCAAGGGGCCAAGACTTGTACGGGGGATTTTGGAGTTGGACAAGTAAACTTTAAGATTTGGGGTAATTCCTTAAACATGAATCGTTATCGAATGTTAACCGACTATTCTTATTCTATGAGAAAAAGCTCAGAAGTTTTAAAATATTACTATGAAAAATATGGATTTAAGAATCCTGAAAATTGGTGGAGTTTTTATCATTCTAAAACTCCTAAATTGAGAAAACTTTATCAGGAAAAGGTCTTGGCCATACATGCTAAAATACGAAAAGAACTAGAGGTAAATGAAGATGGAAGAATCTGCCCTGCTTACTCCGGTATATTTGGACAAAGAAAAGCAAGTTCCATACACTCTCATGAGGAACTTTTTTCTAATTTCAGATTCTACCCCTGAAGTCTTTGTTCAAGAAAAGAAATTGCCGGAAGAAGCTATTGAAATTATTAAAAAAGATAAGTGGGAAAGTTTGAGAGAAGCTTTTAAGCAGGAGCACTCAGGAGATTATAAAACTCTGGTAGCCATTATTGCAGACGGATCTTTAAAACAAGAAATTGAAGTTCAGGCGTTCCAACGGGCTCAATTACAAGACCAACTTAATTTTTTAAAAAAGTATATGGAAGAACACGGAGATCTCTATGCTCGCACGGCTGATGGTAGGATTATGAGAAATATTTCAGGAAATCCCGTCATGATGCACGTTCCGGCTACTATTGGAGAAGTTACGGCTAGGAAGAATCAATCCGATTTAATCTATAAGCACATGGCGGTTCTACAAACTATTGATAATATTCATAAAAGATTACTAGGAAAGATTATTGAAATGGATATTAGGAAAGAACTACCTTCGGCAGAATTTGCGCATCTATTGGAGTTTAAGAAAGAAGAATAATGGCTACAGAAGGTAATCCAATTCAAGGTCTTTCCGAGATGGAGTTCGCCAAACTCTTTAAACTTCATCATGAAAAGATATGCCAAGATCCTATTTCTTTTTTCATTAAGGCTTCGGGATACTTAGACTTTTATCCCAGCCCAGCCCAAACGGTAGCTCTTAAATTAGCCTTTGGACAGAAACTTGATCCTAATATAAAATACACAGTCTCTCAAGAAAGGTCCATTCCAGACGTAGGATTTACCTTAGTAGCTGTGGAGATGACTGAGATTGAACTTTATAAGTACATGACAGAAAAAGATTATGGACTTCCTAATACAGAAGAATCTCCCGTAGTTACGGTACCCTCTACGGATTCAGGAGTCCTTCTTAACTATCTAGACTTTATCGTAGGGCGTCGTGGGGGAAAGACTACTCTAGCTGCGGCTCTTTCTATCTTTTGTTCTATTAAGGAAAATTGGACTCCTTATTTGGAAAAAACACCCTTTGCCACTGTGTTGATACTGTCTCCCAATATCGAACTTTCTCAAGAAATTCTTGAGATCATTAGGAATATGTACGAAAATTCTCCTATTCTTTCGAGATTGATTGATAGGAAGAAGAAGAACACCCAACGGACTTTTAATGTCAAAGTTCCCTTTCTTATAGAAGAAGAGGGAAAACCCATGATTCAATATTCCAGGGTGCAGATCAAAGTTGGAGCAGCTAGTAAAAAGACTACTCGGGGTATTGCAGCCTGTGCTGTTCTTTGTGATGAAATTGCCTATTGGGGAACGGATGAAAAGTATGCCGAAACCGACATAGAAATCCTCAGAGCCGTTAAGCCCGCCCAAGCCCAGTTTGATGATAAGCTTTTGTTAATTAAGCTTTCTTCTCCGGGGATTAAACAGGGGGTTTTATATAATGAGTACCTTAAAAGGTTTGATTTGCCCATCAATTATGTGGTATTTAAAGCTCCCTCCTGGGTATGGAATCCTTCAATGGTTACAGAAAGATACTTAAAAACAGAGATGGAATTAGATCCAGAAGGATTTGCTTCCGAATATCGTGCCGACTTTGTAGATTCTTTATCAGACTTTATTTCTCCAGAGATGGTAGATACCTGCGTACTCCGGGGCCGCACGTTCATCCCTCCTGAAGGAAAAGGATCAGAAGTAGTCTACACGGCCTCCATTGATGCTGCGTTCAAAGGCGACCGATTTGCATTCACTGTGATGGGTTATATGGGAGTCCGGGTAAAGCAGTACGTTATGAAAACTTGGTCTGGTAATCGAAGTGAGCCGGTTAAATCAATGGAAGTAGCCCAGTTTATTTCGACTATTTGTAAAGAATATGGGATTTCTAGAGTACATGCTGACCAGTATGCTTTTCAACCTTTGAAGGAAATCTTTGAACAGTATGGCATTAACTTAGTGGAAATGCCCTTTACTAATACTTTGAAGAAACAAATTTATTACAATTTGAAATCTTTAATCCATAATTTAAAAATAGATCTATTGGATAATCCAATAAATATTAGTGAAATCAAGCAGTTAAAAGTAGAACAAACCTCCACTGGCCTAGTAAGAATAGGCCACCCGCCTGGGGGACACGATGACTGCGCCGACGTTACGGCTATTTCTGGGTATCTTCTAGTTTATAATCTACATCGGGGAGGAGTGGCTGATTCAGCGGAGATTGCTGGTGCCAATTACGGGGTAGCTACCGACGAGTACGGAAGAAGTATTACCCAGGCCCCAACCCCAGAAATGCTAGGAGAAAAGTACGGAGAAGGGGTAATGGATAATTCCTATTTATATATTAGGGACCCCAAAACTGGAGAATTAAAGCCATATCAAGAAGAGGATGAAGAGGATGATAAATCTTCTGAAGTCGGAGGCGATTTTATCTTCTCTTGAGTCCTCTAGGGGTTTATGATACACTAGAGGATGAAATCTGGCATTATAGGAGCTTAAAATGTCGAAATTCGTCAATATTGAGTTTAAATACCTATCTTACGACTCTGCGGCTCAATCAAATGACCCGGCTGATTGCGATAAGCAGTTTCTTAGAGTTCAAGAAAGTTCGGCTTCTCAAGTATTTAGACTTCAACAAGCCATAGCCAACGCTACGGTAGATCTAGCTATTTCTCTACCGGCTAGTCCCACAGACTATTTAATAATTTCTTCAGATCAGAGTATCTCAGTAAAACTTAATGGGGGCGCTACTGCGCAAGCCCTAAATGTGAAAGCTCCCGGAACTAAGTGCCCGCTTTTATTCCAAAGAGGGGCCATAACTGGACTATTGATAAGCAACGCTTCGGGGGTTTCTGCAAATGTGGATATTACTTTAGTTAAAGTTTAAGGAAGCTTATGGCAACAGATGAAACCCCCAAAGAAGGCTTACTCTCAAAGGCTTTCAATGTTCTAGAAAACTTTCTTGACGAAAGACTGCAGAAGTCTAATGGTGAAAAAACCAAGGCTCAGGCAGATTTGGCCGAGGATGAAGATATTATCTATCGTAAAAGTGCGTATAAAGATTCTAGTTACTCAACGGGGGTTCAGGGATATCAAGAAAAAACATTTAGACTTAGTTTCCAACTTTTAAGGGAAATGGCCCGCAGGGATACCGTTGTGTCCGCAGTTATTCAAAACTATCAAAATGATGTAGCAGACTTCACTAGACCGGCTAAAGCCAAGCATGATAAGGGCTTTAAGATTTGTCCTAAGAATGAAAGAAAAAAGATTGCCGAGTTAATGGAAGAGATGTTTGGTATTACAGAGGAAGAAGAACCCCTAGCGGAGATGCAGGATCAAAATCCTAAAGTTCCAGAAAAGGTAGCAAAAGCGGATCAACCCCCGATTCCCCCTAAATCAGAACAGCCCGAAGTTCCCGAAGAGGAAGAAAAATCGGCGGGAACTCCTCAAGGAGTACAACCCCCCCAGGAACTTACTACTAGAGAAAAAGAACGCCTAGCCCACGAGGAACTTATAAAGCGTAGTTCTGAGGAAATCCACAGGATACAGACCCTTTTAATGGGCTGTGGGGATATAGAAAATAGAAGTTTTGAAGATAAAAGATGGAATTTTGAATCTTTATTAAGAGCTATTGTTCGGGATTCTTTAACCTACGATCAATATGCCATAGAACGAGTTTATGACCTCGGCTCAGGAGAGGGGGGTCAACCAAGGTTACATCACTGGATTCCAGTGGATTCTGGAACTATCCGATTTGCCACTCCCGCCCTCAAGCAAAGCAAGGGTCAAATTTCTAATGAATTTGGTTATGATATTCTTTATCCTGAAAAAGAATTAGATGCTCTACAACATTCTGACGCCATTCAGTTAGATGAAAAGAAATTGGATGCAGACGAGTATAAATGGGTGCAGGTAATTCGAGGAAAAGTAGAAAGAGCCTTTACTGAAATGGAACTCTGCGTAGGAATGAGAAATCCTACTACGGATATCTATGCTAACGGATATTCTATTCCTGAGCTTGAAATTCTAATGAATACTATTTCTTCCCATATTTTTACTGAGAATTATAATAGGCTTTATTTTACTCAGGGATTTTCAGCTAAGGGTATCTTGCATATCAAAGCTCCGTTGCCTAGAAGAAAGCTAGAAGCTTTTCGAGTTCAATGGAACCATCTTTTAAAGGGAAATAAGAACAGTTTCCAGACTCCTATTGTGTCCGGTATGGAAGATATTCAATGGATTCCATTGACCCAGAATCATTCAGACATGGAATTTGCTAATTGGATGAATTATCTAATTAAAGTTATATGTTCTTTATTCCAAATTGATCCTGTAGAGATTGGTTTCGGAATGAAAGAAGAGGGTCGTACTGGAGGTTCTCTCGGCGGAGATAATACTAAAGAAAAGATTAAATTTTCTAGAGAAAAAGGTTTAAAACCGCTCTTAACCCATTTACAAACATTTATAAATCAGCATATCGTAAATGAGATTAATCCAGAATTTGAGTTAGTATTCGTTGGATTAGATGACGAGGATCGTGAAGACGCCATTGCTCGCCAAGAAAAAGAAGTTAAATTCAAAAAGACCATTAATGAAATCCGAGCCGAGGATGATCTTCCTCCTTTAGACGGTTGCGATAAGTTAATTCTAGATGCCAATTATATGAATTGGTATTCTAATATGAGTCCCGATGGGATGGCCATAGCCGCAGAAAAGCAAATGCAAATGATGCAGGCCCAGTCTTTACAAGAAGGCACAATGGCTGATCCAAAAATAGGAAATAAGTTAGAAACTGCAGAAGAAAAAGATGAAAATCCTCAAGAAAAGAAAGACGAAGCTCCCAAGGCTGAAGAAGTTCAAAAATCTTTAGTTAGTATTGAGCATTACATCGTTTCCAAGGAATAAAATGAGATTATTTTCATTTATTGCTGGATTTATAATTTCTCCTGCAATATTTATATTTTTAGTTTATTCTTTGAGGAAGCAGTTAAATGGATTCCGAAGTAAAGATAAAAGTTGAGCGTCCTAAAGGAATAAGTCGAGAAGAAGCCGAGGATATTCTCTATAAAGCCCTATCTATTCCTAGAGAAGGCAATGCCCACAA